TTTGCCTTTACCCGCGCCTTTGCCGAAATTGCCGTCTTTAGCTCCGGCTTCTTTGTTGAAATTATTCCTGGCATCCTGTATGGCTTTGACCCCCTCCTTGTAAGCGTCAGCAACACCGGCTAAAACTTGCTGGTCACCTTTGAAAGATTGTAATCCTGCACCTTTTGCACCTTTTGCCTTTAAATCAGATAATGCTTTACCAAAGTCAGCAGCCGTTTTTGCGCCTGTTATAGCTGAAGAAACAAAATTCTGAATTTGCTGCTGAGTTTGAGCTATTGCCCCTGTTCTTTTCTCTTTAGTAGTAGATTGAGCACCGCCAGCCAAACCCCCGGCACTGTATTTATAAAGCGTTTCAAAAACATCTTTAAAACCGCCATTTATTTTATACTTAGAGGCAATATCTAGCTGTTGATTAAGCTCGGTTACCTTATCTATAGAAGCAGAAATAACACCTATGGCAGTCGTAAACACCCCACTCGTATTCTTACCTACACTAATCAACATTTGATCCCATGAGTCCCCTAGGTTGGATATTTTACCGCCTAAAGTTTCACTGATCACAGCCATTGACCCGGACACACCTTCAGCGCCTCCCAATGAGGTGATATAATCCCTGATTGATCCAGAAGTTTTTTCTACTTGTGTCTGAACGCCTTTATACGTAAAAATTACCTTGTCCCCGGCATCTTTCGCGCGTATCCCAAACTCTTTTAACCGCTCAAATTCACCAGATTGAGCATCTAAAATAGCCTCAGTAAGCTCATCGAATGTTTTACCTGTGCTAGAGGCTAAGTCCCCTAATTTTGTTAACTGTTCACCCGTAGGTTTAAATCCTGCATTAGCTAACTTGACGTATGAGGCCGTTAATTCATTTACTGAAAACGGTGTTTTAGCAGCAAAATCCTGCAGTTCCTTCAGCTTTAAGTTAGCTAAAGCAGAACTACCAAGTGTATTCCCTAAAACAGCCCCAAATTTCTGATATTCAGCAGTTGCATCGATAACAGCCTTTCCGAAAGATATAATTGCACCTACAGAGAATGCCCCTGCGATATAACCTTTTATTTTATCTGCGGCATTATCAACAGTGTTACTTGTGTCTTTGGTTTGCTTCTCGGCATCCCTCATGGCCTTCAAAAAAGCCCTTATCTCCGCCTTGAGTTCTACCGATAATTGAGCATCTGCCATTATTTCTTTTCTTTAGCCGTTAATTCGAGCATCATTTTAATTTTTTCTTTACTAAACATCGACTCAGTGCGGTAATTCTTTTTATCCTTATCGCTTAATATCGGCCATTCTTTGATGATGTCAAACTTCGATTTCTTATCTAATTGGACTGACATAAGAAATCCGGTCATTCTACGGAATATGTTTTCCTGCTTATCCCTTTTCATCTGGAATCCATCAGCCTTTAATAAAAACTGCCCATGGGTATATTCCTCCAATTGCGAAGGAGATAAGCCCATTTCACCATAAGCAAAAGATAGCAATTCGGCTAACGTTGCTTTGTTAGCCTTATGCGCTATTTCACTTTTTTTTTATCAGTATCGGCTAGTTCCTCCTTTTTAGCACGAATGTCAGCGATAGAGTCAAAATAACACTTGGTCATTTTGGCGTATTGATCAGCAGCATCATCTTGCATAGATAAGATCTCGAATAAATCCATCGATTCATCGTAGGGGATAATTGCAATATCTTTACGAATCGAATTACCAAGTAGCCCGCAATAAAGCAGGTCACTGAGAAACTTTGAATAACCCTCTGTGCTGGTGATTAACAAACCGCCTTTAGTCGTTCGTTCTTCTAAGGACGCTATTGCTTGCATACCAAACTTCAACGAATATACCTCGCCTTTAATCGTTACATCTACAATCCCGTTCATATTATGGTACTAAAGGTGTAGTGTAAACACGTCCTGTAACAGTCCATGTTGCATCGAACGTCAATGGCGCAATATCGTCACCTGTTTCAGAGTAATCCGAAATCCACGCCTTAGCTTCACGCCATACAGCAGGTAAACCATCTACAGCAGGTCTAACAATCTTTACAAAATGCACGTTACCGCTATCCGCATTAGATAGGTTAAGTATCGTTTCAAAGTTCGCTTGTGCTTCTTCTTCGTCTTCCGTTAATCCAAATGCCTGACCGGAACCTGTCATGCTAGATGATTTAGTACCAGGCGCAGACTCAGCATTGCCGCCTGAGCATTTGTTGGTAAATTCGTTTCCGGCAGTAGTCTGCGAAAATCCGTTACTTGTCCAGCACGCAACAAGTCTGTAATTAGCTTGTGTAGCTGGTCTTAATGTGTTTACTGTTGACGTTACATCATCAATATACATTAGGTAGTCCTTGGAGGTTATGATCTCTGGCATAGCTTTTAAATTTTTTATTTGTAAATGTAACAAATCCATTACACAATAACAATTTATCATACAATGTCATAGCTTTGGTTTTTAGTTCGTTTTTACGTATATTTACACCGTAATTGGTAGCATTCGAACTTGAACCGATTAGAAAACATTTATTGGCGTTAAGCCTGACCAGTACCGAGTTCGAATGCGGGAAAATTAGGCTTAACGCTTTTTTTATGATAGGAATTTACAAGATCACAAGCCCGTCTGGAAAGGTTTACATAGGTCAAAGCACTAAAATATACAATAGATTTATTGCTTATAAACACATGCAATGTAAAGGTCAAATAAGACTTTATAAATCATTTATGAAACATGGTTATGAGTCACATTCTTTCTCTGTAATTGAAGAATGTGACTTATTACTACTTAACGATAGAGAGAGATACTGGCAAGATTTCTACGACGCATCTGGAGATATGGGTTTGAACTGTTTATTGACTAGTAGCAAGGATAAAACCGGAGGACATAGTGATGCAACAAAACAAAAAATAAGTAAAGCAAATAAAGCTGTTTTTATAAAGAAAAACGGAATTGGAGCAATTACAAAGAGAGACGCTAAAGCCGCTTTAAGAAAGTTAAACTTAGACAAATTACCGATATCAGATGAGAGTAGGAGTAAAATGAGAACGTCAAAAAAAGGCAATAAATTAAACTTTGGCAGGAAGCTAACTAAAGAGGAAAAGCAAAAGATATCAGACGGGAATCCTAGGAAAAAAGAAATTATAAATTTGGAAACAGGTATATTTTATTCATCTGCTACCGAAGCGGCTTTCTCTTATGGCGGTCATCCTAGTTATTTACTGCAAAAAATTACTAATTCTAGATATAACGATACACCATTTTTATTACTCAGCAATTGTTCCGATCAGAAAGGTCAACTAGTGTTAAATTCTGAAACGGGTATATTTTATATTAGCATAAAGGAGGCGGCTAAGACCTTTAACCTTAATCAGGTGACGTTGAGATGTAAAATTAGAGGTATAAGAAAAAATAACACTTCATTTTTATTAGTTTAAAAAAGTGATTTGTAACAATAAAAATACATAAGCATTAGAATACATATAGTTACATTTGGGGTATGGAAAATATGAAGAAACCACAAGTAAAAACAAAAGAAGAATTGTTAGACGAGTTTTTGGATAAACATTATTCGATGACAAAATCATGGCACAATGATCCTGAATTTAGGAGTGAGGTACAAAATACATTAGGATTTGCATCTTATAATAAAGACTATCATGTGGATCAGTTTAAGTATTCAGTAATATCTGAATTCACAGGATTATTTAATAAAATTAAATCATTCATATGCAACCACAAGTAAAATCCTGGAAAGTAACCAAGGAAATGGACTTTAGTAATAAAGTAGCAGGTAAACAAACACAACCAACAGAGGCCGAATTTGTAATTGATTTCGGAACGTTTATTATTCAGGCTAAGACCGAACGGGTTAAGCTAAGGACTGATGACGAATTGATAGGTTTGGCAAAGGAAATGATGAGAGGGGTGGTAAATGGACGCTAGAGAATTGAGGATAGGGAATTTGGTTAACATTGGATACGACTGCAAAGTAGTTCGTATTGAGGAATATGGGGCTACATTAAATACCTATAACGGAGTTAAAGAGTTTATCCATTTTCATCAAACTGACATTAGACCAATACCATTAACCGAGGAACGGTTGTTAAAGATAGGGTTTTCGCTGTCTTATAAGTCTGAATACAAGCGTAAATTCGATTTAGACATCAATACCGAGTTTGGTTATGATTTTGACCTCAACGGTAATGTAAACGGTATGCAGGGGTTTAGGCACTACGGTAGGTATTACACATGCGAATATCTTCACCAACTCCAGAACTTATACTTCGCACTTACCGGCCTCGAATTAACTCTTCCATCGCCTCAACAACAGCAGGATTAACCGGAATACCCATCTGTTCGCGCACCCATTTAGCGCGTAGGTAGTCATATTTCATTTTAACAGACGTACATAGTCGAATGGGGTAGGGATATTTTAGGATTGCGGCTAGTTCGTAATCTTCTTTAGTCATAATCACAACATTGTTACATTCAAATATAAGTGTTGTTAGGTATATTTGAGGTATAAATTAAAAAAATAAGGATATGCAAATTTTAAATATATCTGATTTTAAAATTAGAATAAAGACGATATTCCCCAATGAAAGGGTTTGGTTTACCCAAAAAATAAACGGTACTGTGTTCGGTGGTGACGGCAAAATATTCATAGCTAACATAAAAAAAAGCTGGGATTATGAAATACCTCCAATATTATACGATTCATTGATTGAATCAGGATTCACTACAGGTAGTGTAAACGACATAATTAAAATAAGATACGCAATTGATTAGAAAAAATAATATGAAAGAGCTTAATGACCATCAGATAGAAGAATTATTTTTAAATTTTACGCCATCTTCATCAAAGATAATGGCTATTGGTGCGAAAAATTATCGTGATTATTTAAAGTCGAAACAAATTAAATGCAATAAAAAAACAATAGAACAAATAAAGGATGAATATGCGCAGGAGGCTGGATTCGAAGATTTCTATGATTACCTTAAAAATAGTACCATTGGTGAAATAGATCATCACTGTTCTCATGTGGCTGTAGTTTATAAAAATCAGTTCTGATCACTGCATCACCCGACATAACAGCGTAATTATCGTGTTCCACACATGATTAGCGTCATCAGCGTAATTTAAGTTAAGAATTGACATTACTTCGCCCTTCCACAGATCAAGGTCGTTAGACAGCGTTAAATTAGGCTTAATATCACTTGCCGGAAATAACCTATCTAACACTAATTGAGCAATCCGCTCAGCTTCTCCAGAGCTTCCCGTTCCAGAAGGCCATTTAGTCACGCATTGAATCTGAATAGTCACCTGTTCGTTATGCGTACACTTGTTCATTGGGTCGTTATTTGCCGTTTGATTGATTAACAGGATGTAGGCGGTGTACTTGCCTATAGTTGGGACTGGTCGCGTTGTATCTACTGTAACGATTTCCTCAAAAACGGGGATCTTTTTAGTTAGGTATACCACACCCGTACCTAAGTTCAGGTTATTGACTACTGCAGTTCGGAAAGGTAAGGTGGTTATTTTCATGTTAGAATGACAAATTATTTAATGCTTCCTTCAGTTCTTTTTGAAATTCAATCGAATAACGCATGAATGCCGGGTAAAGGTAGGGCCTGTTAACGATCTTACCTTTTCCATCTATATAGAATTTCTTGGCTGCATTGCGCCATTCGGGAGGTACGCTGACTAAGTAAGCCCTTGCAGATTGACCTGTCCCAAACTCAACCCATGCACTTACCTCACCCGCTGATTTTTCGACATAAACACTACCGCTAAATCCATCCTTAGCTATTTCCTTATTGATCGCCTGATCGATCGGTGTCCAGCCTTTTTGCTTACGATCCAACGTGTTTAAGCTAACTTTTGAGTGCTCTGTCTGAATCCTATCCCCCGCTCCTGGAGCGTCTCTTTTTGCTTGAGCCTCCATTTCAGTCAAGTTAAACCCGACTATACCTTGCACTTCTTCCTTAAACTCACTACCTAGCTTATCAATAGCCCTCGACAGTTCAGCCATATTTTTAAACTTCTTCATCGTTGCGGTACTTGGTCAGCAATTGCGGTTAGTTTATTATTCTCCTTGTAAATGTAATCAATTTCAGTACTTAGCAAACTAAACCATTCACCACGCCAAAGAATACGCATATCAGGGCTTATCTGCTTATCTGTCCGGTAACGTATGATAAACAACATAGCAGGCTTTAAAACCTCTTGCATCGCTTGTAATGACTTTGCTGCACGTATTGGCGTGACATTGGCATTCGTCGACCAATATAGCACATCAACAGGATATGAGCCTCCGTCTGGCGAAGGTTGGTTCTCTTGCTTGTATATCTCGATCTTTTGGTTGTATGCCCCTGGTCTTAGCTTCATAGCACAAGGTTTCTTGAATATTGCCTAGCTAATTGCAAAGCATTTTGACTAATCAATGACGTTACAGGCTCACCACGCATGAGGTATAAATACGACACTTGCAGAAGTAACGCATTCTTCAGACTATATGGCAATGTTTCATACCCAGTTTCATACCTTACCGTGTACATCTCGCATTTACCGTTAGAATAAGGCGTAAATTCAACATATCCATTGTTAGGCCAATACTCCCAATTGCCTAGCAAATAGCCCTCCTGATCAACCCAAATAGATTTAGCCTGGTAGTTATCAGTTGAATACGCTACATCCTCTCCTGCGCTGTCTTTTACGCTAATGATACGTATTGTAGGTGACATCGGCAATTCCATTTTACGCCCATCGAACTGTAATTCGATTTCTTGCGGTACTAATCCAACGTTCAACTGCTTTTCCAACAATTCACGTGCAGCACCGGCCATCAGTAGCAAATCCGTATCTTCAGACGTGCTATCCTGGTCAATCCTGCAGGCCGATTTTATCTCTTGTAAGGTTACTGGTTCCATTATTGAACGGGGGTTGAAATTGTGCTTGTGATTGTTGCGGATGTTAAGTTATCATTAGCGGTGGCGTTGCCAACAAAATCATTTCCGTAATATGTCAACTGACCAATTGCTACAGAACCCAAGCTTAGCCCGTAAGACTGTGTTTTTGAACCCGTAGCTCTAGTGTCAAAAGCAATATTATTTTTAACATACAGCTTAGTAATTGCAATTTGAACATCTATAGCAGGCACCAACGTGGAAGGTGATACTCCAGTGTTAAATATTTTGTTGTTTGCTATATCAACGATATTCAAAGGCGACCCGTTAAAATACATACCCCTACGCTGTAATGCTTGCAATATATTGTCTTTTATTGTAACAGAAAACATAGCCCCCCCTGTTACACCAAAAATATGAATACCGGCTGTAATACCTCTTGTGGTCTGGCCATCAATCATATTATTGGATATATTTATGTTGCCGTTTTTATATTCAAAATATATTCCTTTGGTGAAGTTCCCTATACAAGTATTCCCAGTAATAATACTGTTTGTTGAGTAAAGACCAGCCACAAAACCAACTCCGCCTTCAATACCAACAGCGTTATAGTTACAAGTGTTGCCACTTATGATGGTGCCGTCTGTAGCTCTATCACCTATTCCGGCATTACCTCCCCAATCGCAACTGTTTCCAATTATCTTAATCCCCTTACTCAGAACGTTAGAACTCTGAGATTCCACAAAAATACCTTGTTTACCGAAATCAGTAATTCTGTTCCCTGTAACTAACCCTGCCTCTGTACCAAAAGCCCCTGTTCCAATTCCAATTCCAGAACCACCGCCGCCACCGCCAAATTCAGCTACCTGTCTACCTGGTTTAACGATAATATTATTGAGCATTAAATAATCAATAAGAAAATCACATCCTATACTAGTTGCGGAGCTATTCATTATTAATAAATCTTTAAATACTGGCCTCAACATATAGGTCATGTAAAATGCCTTATTAACCGTACCGTACGTGTTGACCGTAACCCCGTAACAATCAAGTGTGAAGTTTTGGTATTGATTATCTCTGAGTAAGCTAAAAGGATTGCCATCTAAACGAAAAGCAGCAAACCCAAATCCTACAGGGGCGATAATAGCAGAAGCTCTTGATTGTCCAGTTATTGATAAATTATTAACAGGAACGAGTTCTTTGGTTGTTAGATATCTACTGTTTTCCAATAATAAAGTTACGTTTCGACTCCCTGCGTCATTTATAGCAGCCTGCAAAGCATCAGAATCATCTGTGCCATATTGAACCCATGCCCCCGGTATAGTAATCGTTTGAGCTGTAACAGCCTGTAAAGCTTTCCTGCTTACTACAGCGGTCGTTGCATTTGTAACACTTGATATCCAACATGTTTGCGTGAATGGTCTAGATACAGATTGCATTTCTCCTGCACCTGGAATAGTAATCATTTTACCTACATCAGTAGAAGTAAAGTTTGCTGTAGCACTCGTGAGCACATCTGTATTAACAGCCATTATACCATCTGTTATTGTTCTTGCGCCTACTATCGTCTTTACTGCATTGACAGAAATTGTGATGGAAGTCGTGCTATTTATTGCTGTAATTGTACCTACTAAAGTTTGACCAATCGTCTGAGTCCCATTATCAGCACCCGCGTATGGTATTCCTATTGATTTACCTATATCTGCACTTGTAAAGTTAGCACCCACGACGTTTACAATATTACTACCAGCTGTTGTCGATCCATTTAAAAGTAAAACTGCGTCGCCTTTAGCACCATAGAATGTTTTAGTCCCTAAAAATACAGTTGATTGCGGCCCAATTAATCCAAGCTTTGTTTTTTCGGCAGTCGTATAGCTTTCTTGAGAAAGACCTAATCCTGGGACCTTATCTACTTTGTTCGCAATTAAAGCATTTAATGTTGTGTTATTAGCATCGTAAGCTGTTTTGTCAACTTTTAAAGCTATGCCAGATGTATAAGTGACTGTATCTAGTTTTAAGCCTAAAGCCGTAATCTGGGCACTACTCAAAGGTTTATTAGAGTCAGAAGTATTATCAACGTTATTTAAACCTAAATCAGTTTTAGTTGTCCCGTGTGGATTTCCTGTAGTGATTTGAGAATGATCGTATGCCGTTTTACCTCTGTCACCACGATAGGCAGTAGTTGACGTTTCGCCTAAAGCTAATCCACTGCCTCCAGAACCGGCCTCTAACTCATCAATCCTAGTCTCGTGATCGTCTATTGCATCAGCGTGATTAGCTATTGCACTACGTATATTTGCTCCAGTTGCCTGGGTAGGTAATTTTTCTGCTGCCATTATGATAAGTCGTAAATTTGTGAGTCAACTAGAAGTCCTGTATCGCTTAAAAATCCACCTACAAATAAGTCGGTGTCACTGTCAGGCGTTAATATCCGAATGAATTTGATCTGGTAGGACATAGTGTTAAGTTTATTTCAAATGTAATCAAATCGTTACATAAAACCAAAGGGCTTGGGTCGTATATTTGGGTTCACTTAAAAACAAATAATCATGTCGGATAGCACAATTCCACAAAGTAATTCTTCAATTAAAAGAGAAGCAAGGATTAAAAACAAATCTTCTAAAAAGTTTGCCGGTAAAATGGAGAACTTTAAAGACAACCAAGAGAGGCATTTTTATCAAAGGATGCTTAGGGCATACCTTAAAGGTTGGCAGTATTTTGATTTCGGTTTCGAATACACACCAACAGGTAGAAGGCCAAAACAACACGAAGTAATGGTTTCTTATTAACCCTTAGTTGAAAATGCGCCTTACAATTTAATGTAACAGCGCATTTTCTTTGGATATGGAAACTAGGATTATTTAGATTTTGGAGTGACTTTTTCCTCTTTGGTCTTGATTTCTTGCTTTTCTTCTTTGACTTTGACCTCGGTAGCAAGACCATAGCCTACGAAATAGTCAACATCTGATTGCGTTTTTACCTCAAACTCGTCATTGGGATCTAAAATCTCACCTGACATAGCATTCAAGAAACGTGTTTTAGCTTTTAATTTCATGATAGTGATATTTTTAACCGCCTACCGGATTATTGATAGGCGGTTATGTTTTTACTATGGTCTTGTTAATGCCGTGATTGCAGTTGCAAACGTACCTTTCACAAAAGCGTTCAACCAGTTAGTTTTGATGTAAAGCACCGCCCTCATTTCAGCTAAGATGGTCACTAAGTTTTTAGTGAAGTCATCGTTAACGTAACCAACTTGGATGTTTACATCTTCACGGATAGCCAGTGATGCTTTTTTGAAGTCACCAACCAGGAACGTTCCAACGGCAACACCGTTGTTAGCTACCACACGTAGACCTGCGATGTTCATACCATCAACAGTTGAGAATGGAGGCATCAAATAACGTCCCTCACCGTCTTTAACTAACTGCATAGCATAGTAGTCAGCCGGATTTAAAACGACCGTGTTAGCAGTGAAGTTAGCGGCAGCGATTTGAGCAACTGCAGCCATGATCACGTCAAACCTGTTCGGTGTTGGTACGGCTAATGCTAATGTCGAAACAGCAGCGAAAGTCGGAACAACTGGTAAAATACCTTTAAGGTTCGGCGAAACACCGTCACCTGATAAGATTTGCTCATCTAATTTCAGGTCGATCAATTCACGCAGTTCTGTGTTGATCTCGGCGCGTAAGAACTTAATGTCGGCTAAGGCTTCTTTCGAAACTTTAATCCATACCGCGATTTTCTCAACTTTTGCAGTACGCTCAACGATGTCGAAATCGGTTTGTGGTTTAGCAGCGCCCTCAGCAACAGTACCAGCAACTCCTGGATCAGCATTAGCTTGTTCAGCCCATGCAATATACATGTTGTCAGTAGTCAATACACGAACCAATTCACGCATGAACGGTTGTCTACGCTGAATACGTGCAAACTGTGCATCAAAGTTAGTTAACCCTACTGTACCGCCTGTGTAGTTGGTCGCAATAGTCATCGTTGCAGCAGCCTTGATGTTAAAGTTAACACCTGCAGCAGAACGGTCAGCTTTCAGTTTTTCTAAGCCTTCTTTTTGAGCTGTTAATTGCTCTTTCAATTCAGCTTCGAATGATTTAACGGTTGCAGCGTCACCAGATTTTAAGCCGTTAACGATTTTAACCAGTGAATCATGTTGCTCCTGAACCTCTTTAAGGATAACCTCCATAGCCTTTTCCTGACCATCGAAGTCTTTTACCTTCATTTCTTTCAAGACTTGCTGAGAGATGCCCTCAATAAGTACTTTAGCTTCATCAGAACCTACTTCGGCCTTGATTAGTGCTTTAATATTGTCGGCAACATAGCGTTGTGCCGTATCTTTGGCTAAGTCCTTGATGTTCTTTTCTGCCAATTCGATTTCTTCTTTTG